AATAACGTGAAGATCACTGATGGTTCTGGAACTGTCACGTTCCGCCAGTCAAGTGCCGCAAGCGGTGTCATTCTGACAAGTGCTGGGGAAGTCAGCATAGAGGGAACTCTAAATGTCGGATCATGGCTTTCCGGTAACTCTACCGATGGACTCCTTCTTAAGGCCACGAGTTACAACAGCGGTAAGATCAAAAATATAGCTGGAACTATCGTTCTGTCTGAAATTGATGTTCAGGTTTCCGAAAATTTGATTGTTGATGGAGATGCAGAAGTTGCAGGGACGGCTACTGTCACAGGTGCTCTTTCGGGGTATTCCGCAAGCTTTACGAACAATGTGTCAGTGACAGGAACACTGGGCGTCACTGGAGCCACTACCGGCACAACGTCAGTGTTTTCTACATCTGTTCAGTCGCCAATTATCAGAACTGGTACTTCTGGAGCGAGCGTCGTTCGACTGACAGGCATCACGCTTGTCAACGCTCTCAGCACTACTACCAAAGTGAGTGTTGGCAACGGAACCATTTTTCTGCAGGGCGCTACTCGTCAGCTAAAGGATGCTGCGGGAAACACTGCAAATATTGCGGGTTGGGTTCAATCCACAGATGCACCAGTATCTACCAGTTATCCAGAGGGAACTCTCTGGCTACAGACTACTCCATAAGGATGGGTTATTCCAATGACTAACTACGCAACCAACTATGCGAACAAGTCCTCAATTTTTGACAACGGTGATGTGATCGAAGGTCACCACGTCAAGAGCATCTATGACGAGCTTGGGGAGACGCCCGGAAAGATTGCATCAGCCGTTGGTCCAACTGTTGATGGCTATTACTACTCGTCTGCGAGCACATCTGGCTCAAACAGTGCTGAAAAACCGACCCAAAACAGGCAACACTTTACTCCTCTTTATATTGCTGAAAATGGTTACACAATTACTGAACTCGCCATATATGTAGAGACGGTTGGTGCATCTAGTACTGTGTACGCTGGCGTGTATGGGAGCACTAATGGTCTTCCAGATGGATCTCTCTTAGCCAGCAAATGCACTTTTGATACATCATCTGGAACTCTTGGACATAGAGCAGCAGTGACTAGTATTCCTCTAGATCGTGGCCTGTACTGGATTTCATCCCTTACTATCTCTAGTACCAGACCTGCACTTGCTCATATAAAGTCATCCAGCGTTCCAATAGCACTTCCCGATTACAACAATCTCAATAAATCATGTGTAGGCTATTACCTAGATAGTAAGACTGACCTTCTTGCTGTAAGCGCATCCAACTCGTTTGTGCAGGCTGAGACTGGTTCTTATTACATCCCCCATGTTGTGGCTAAACTTCAAACGGTCTGATGTCTATTCATGTACTGAATAGTGGTACTTGGGATGAGGTAGTCGAATCTACAGATCGACTGTGGGTCAAGCTGGACACATACGTCACCCCTACTTGGAAACAGCTCGGAAAGGTCTGGACTCTTGTAGGAGGGGTCTGGAAAGAGCTGGCTGCGTTTTCTCCAGATGAGCCGACACTAAATAATATCGTGTCGCTTCCAGAGAATAACGGTATTTACAACCAGATCACAGTTACTTGGTCTCAGCCGGATACCGGTGGTCCTGTCGTTACTTACTCTGTTAAGCAGTTCTCGTATGACACCAGTGGTGAGAACGAGACTCTGGTCACAGAAAAAGTTTGGAATTTTGGTGACACCTACGAGTTCGTATTTGATTCAATTCCAGATACGAAGTACTCGTTTGAAATATATGCCATTGGTGTATCAGGACTTCAAAGCTCAGTAGATTCCCAGAATTACCAGACTGGACATCCTCAGGGAACCAGAATTGTTGGTGGAGTTACCATCCCAGATCCAGCTAAACCCGCAAAATCTAATTCCTCTTGGTAGGCAGTAATATCCCCGGAATATGGGATACAATATCGGCATTACCTAATCGGGTGATTGGGTAACCATATGCCTATCGGGAGTGCAAGATGGCCGGATTCCAAATTTCGGCTGACCTTGTTCGTGCTCTAGAACACCAAGTAGAGCTATACGGCGAGGTCGCAAATGATGCGTATCATATCGCCGCTGAGGTGGTATACGACGAGACCATGCGTCGTGCTCAGGCATCACCCCGATGGGTTCACGTTGCAGACAATATCGATGTCTGGGACGAAAACGACCGTATGTGGATCGGTATCCGCTCGCCTGAGATGGTTTCTGAGGCATACGCTGCCGAGTACGGGACCGACGAGTACCCGCCAGATCCCCTGTTCAGGACGCTGGACGACACTATTCGAAACGCATCCATGCGTGCATCAGGGTTCATGCTCTCCAGACTTGGCGGGGCTGTGACATGACGGCCATGGATTACATCTCCCAGCCTGATGTCGATACTCACGTCGGTCTTGGGTTCGCTGAAGAAGCTGCCCTGAAGAAGTATCTCTCTGATCACATCGTTCCCGATAAAGCTGGTCGTCAGAACGAGATCCCCGTTTATTTTCGGTGGCCCGAGTCAGAGCGCCGCATGAAGTATCCCTTCATCACGATTGATCTGCTGAGCATCAATCCGGCATACGACAAATTTCACAGCATCACGAACTACTACGACAGCCCGTCTAAGTTCATCACTGGAGAGACTGGTGCAGTGCGTGAGGGGTACTACTTTCCGAGCACTGATACAGATGTGGCTAACGACGGAGATACTGGCTACTACATCGAACGATATCTTCCGTACACGCTGATGTTCCAGATCTCGTCATTTGCAAGAAGCATTACAGACGACCGCTTCATGACTGCTCGGTTCATCACTGACATCTTTCCCCCCCAGACTTTCTTTATTGGATGTGACGCCGACAATGTGTTCAAGCGTTGCAGCCTTCTGGAATGGGTAACTGCTGACACGTTGGAGACTACTGAGGCATCCAAGCGTATCTTCCGAAAGATCTACACCATTGCTATGGAGACTGAAGTGCCTCCTAGTAAAATTTATGAATACGAAAAGGTATCTCGTGTTCATGCTGATATCTACGACAAGGGTGTCGATCAAAAGCTCGCTGTAACACATCCATACGATAGTCCCGCCCACAGCGAAATTCTGGGGGACTTCACCATCGAAGCACCGCCGTCTGGCCCGTAATAAAACTAGAGATACTGACTGTTATTCCGTATAACCCATAACCTTTCAAGGAGTTTCAAGACATGGCTACTTACCAGAAGCCCGGTGTATACCTAGAGGAGACCCTCCTCAATGGTCCTAACGTCGCTGGCAATTCCAACGCAGTGACCCTGTTCGTTGGTGCAGCAGAGCGTGGGCCGACCACAGATCCAGTCCGTATTGAGTCATGGACTGACTATGTCACCTACTTCGGCTCATTCGGTAATGCTGGTGACGCAGAGACTGGAACGAAGGCACTTAAGACCTTCCTTCCTTACGCTGTCTACAGCTTCTACCAGAATGGTGGTCGTGTAGCCTACGTCCAGAGAGTCCTTTCTGATGACGCCACAGACGCTGTAGCTTCTGTTGAGGTCACAGATGGCACGGACACCGCATTTATTGTTGAAGCTCTCAGCGGGGGTGTTTGGGGCAACAGCCTCAGCTTCACACTAGAAGCCGAAGCTAGCGGCGTCGGCTCTGTAGACATCTACAAGCTGGCCGTATTTAAGACTGAGTATGAGCAGACCAACCTCGTTGAGGTGTTCAGCAACATCACAGTTGGTGGTTCGTCAGTAGTTCCGGGCACCAAGACGTTTGTAGAAGCAATCAATGACTCCATTTACGGCTCACGTCTTATCAAAATTGCGAACTACGACAACACCGTTATTCCAGATACAGTCTCTTCTCCCGAGCAGCTAGCTGGTGGAACTGACGGCGGCACTCCAACAGGTGCGGAACTCCAGTCAGCGTTCAGCACTGCTATTCCAAAGATCACTGGCCCAGTAGTAGTTAACGTCGTTGGTCATATTGACGCTGGTGGTGATTTTGTTGGAGCAGTCATCGATCCAACAGGAGTTACCGAACTTCAGGACCGTGAAAACGTATTCATCATCAACGATGGAGTTGAGTCACGAGACGGTACTGTAAGCGCATCATCCTACAAGGCGACCGTCATCGGCGCTCTTGACAGTGCAGTAGGTCGCACCAGCTACGCTGCTTCTTACGCTCCTTGGATTGTAGTCGGTGACCCCAGCACTGGTAATGGTGGAACGGTCACAATTCCTCCGGGTGGTGCAGTTGCTGGCATCTTTGCACGTACCGATGCGACTCAAGGTGTCTATAAGTCACCCGCTGGTATTCAGGCAAACATCACGAACGCAGTTGGCGTAGATGTGGTTTGGAGCGACACTGAGCTAGGCGCTCTGAACTCAACAAACCATATCAACGTAATTCGCCCACTAGCTGGTTCCGGTATCTGCGTCATGGGTGCTCGTACCAACAAGCGATTCAACGCTGACCGATACATCAGCGCACGCCGCACGCTTATTTATCTCAAGGAATCTCTACGTAATTCAACAGAATTTGCGGTCTTTGAGAACAACGATGAGCGTCTATGGGCACGACTTCGTGCTACTGCTGACCGAGTGCTTCGACCGGTTTGGGCAAACGGTGGCCTACGAGGCAATACAGCAGATGATGCATACTACATCGTTTGTGACAACACCGTTAATACCCCAGCGATTATCGCTTCTGGCGAGGTACGCATGGAAATCGGTGTTGCTCTTGAGTACCCAGCAGAATTCGTCGTCATCCGTATCTCACAGTTTGAGAGCGGGACGGCCTGATCACAATATCCAAAGTAGTTAGGAGCTACGTCCATGCCTAGTAATCCACCATTCATTTCCGAGAGAACTCGGGCGAGTGCCGATCCGGTACGTAACTTTAAGTTCGCCGTAGAGTTCTTTCACACTAATGGTGCCATCCAGACCTCTCTAGCGAAGATGGGTTTCACCTCTGTTGAGGGCCTCAGCATGTCAACTGAGGTATCCAATTACCGTGAGGGTGGCTGGAACACCAACCCACATAAGCTTCCCGGTCAGACTGACTTTGCTCCTATTACGCTTACATCAGGCGTATTCATGGACAAGGACGGCATGTGGCAGGCCGCTAAGCAGATGTTTTCTGCCCAGTGGGGTGCCGGTAACCTTGCTACTAAACAGGAGTTCCGTTTTGATATGGGTATCAAGGTCTACGACCACCCTGTCACTAACGGGGATATTTTTGGCGACAATGCTGCTGTACTCGGGTTCCGTGTTTACAACGGCTGGGTAGCCAACGTCGCTTATGGTGGCCTAAATGCTGGGGATAGCAATATCCTTATCCACAATATGACGATCCACCATGAGGGCCTTGAAGTAGCCTATGACACCGCTGCTGCAAATACTCTGATCTGACCTTAGATCAGAGTCAATATTCGTTGCACAAACTGGAGAATATTTCATGACTGAGCTAATTGACGAGCTTCCATCCACGCAGATTCCTTTTGATGAATCGCAGCTTCACCAGAAAATTGCGGGGGATCATCCTGAGATGCCAGAAGCACCGGACAATACTGTCCAGCTTCTACGAGGTATCTACAAGGATGGTGTCTGGCATAAAGACGTTGAACTGAGAGAACTCACTGGAGTTGATGAGGAGAAGCTCTCCAAGGTCAAGACGGATGCCGCAGTTTTTGACACCATCTTGGCTCTAGGAGTCACCGCTGTAGGTGGGATCGATTTCTCAGAAATGACTCGTTCTGAAAAAGAGGCTGTTCTATCTGAACTACTCATTGGCGAACGTATGGTGATTTACCTGAACATCGTTCGGGTCACCTTCGGCAATGACAAGCTTATGAATTGGACGTGTTCTAGCTGTAGTGCAGATAACGAGACCGTCATCCTAATCTCCGAAGATTTTAAACTGGAGTCCAAGGACGACGAAGAGCCTCAGGTCAGCTATGAGTTCACCACATCAAAGGGTGACAAGCTGACTTATCGTCTTGCTGTTGGCTCTGATCAGAAGGCTATTACGGATAACAAGAAGAACGTGACGGTCGCTGAGGCCAACACGATCCTTCTGTCAAAGATTCTCACTCAAATCAACGACAAGTTTCCGCTTGATGCGATGGAGTACGTCAGAAATCTTTCACTGAAAGACCGAACCAAGATTCTTGAGGATCTGGACAAGCGTCAGCCTTACGTCGATATGGGCTTGGATATTGATTGTCCTAGCTGCGGGGAGGTGCAGAGAATCCCCCTTTCATGGGGGGACCTCTTTCGACCCTGACGTAAGAGGGTTGTACCACGAGTACGAAGCAGTATCTAGATTTTTTACCGGGTGGCCGTTATCTGAGATCAAGGAAATGACCACAAGGGAACGACGCTATTGGGTGGATGTCCTCCAATGGTACAAGGAATTGAGCCATGGCTGAACCAAACATCTCAGGAGTAGGAGGCAATACCTCTAGAGCTTCACAGATGGGCACTGGCGTCAACTTCAGCATTCCCGGTCTGAAGGATACCAACAGTGCTCTGAAGAGCCTGAACGAGAATCTTCGTCAGTTTCAGTCAACCCTCTCCAGCATTGGTTCCCAGCAAACTTCTCTGAACACTGGCATCAACAATGCCATGTCCAGCATTCGCCAGCAGGCTGCGATCACTAACTCTGCCCTGAATCAGGGTGGCGGTGGGATGGTGCCTTCTGGAGGTTATTCAGTTGGTGGGCTAGTTAGTGGGAGTAGCAGCTTTCAGCAATCCGTCTCTGACACCATGGGTGGGTCTAACGCCACAGCAGGTCTTGGAGGTCTAGCTCAGAGGATCGTGTCACTGACCACCCTTCCTCTCTCATACGGATACAACCGTATTGAGGAAAACCGAGCTAACGCCCCAGCTATGGCCCAAAATCTGGGTGCTTTGTCCACAATGACCGGACAGACCATTGATAAATTAATTGCTGATCTTGCTCAAAAAATGCCTGTACAGGGAGATCTTGGCAACCTTCTTGGTGCTTTGAATACTGGCGCTGCCACTGGTTACTCAAATCTGAACTCTCCCAGAAGTGGTGCATACTTCCAAGGTCTTCGGGAAATGCAGATGTTCACTCCGGGTGTGGGGTCTGCACAGCTTGCAACAAACCTCTCCTCTCAGCTAGCTAATACTGGATCTCAACAGAGATCCATGATGCTAACTGGTGGAGCCTTCGGGTCGTTTGGAGCAGGAGCAACCCCCAAAACGCTCTCAGAATGGGCTGAAGGCATTCTGAAGTATTTCCAAGGTCTACGACCGGGACAGATGCGTGGGTCTCCGTTCTCTGCAGAAGAGCTAGAGAGCCAGATGTTCCCCGGCTCCAACATGGATGCTTGGTTTACCGTCAACGGTATACCTGACTATATGCGCCAATATTTCTGGCAGTACGCCCTTGGAAAAACACGGGGCAACATATCTGCGTCTCAGAAAATAGTTGAGGAGATTGTAGGCAATAGGGGTAATGACCTCGCCATACAGCGACTAAGTACGATCAGTACAACTACTCAACGGGAATTTAGCCTTGCTGCATCTCCAGCTACCGCTGTTCCTACAAATGCTGGAGGACCGGCAGGCGGCGCATCTCTATACCAAGCCTACGGTGCTAGAGAACAGACGGACAAGCTGTTCAACAGCTTTTTGGGCCTTGTAGACCAGCAGCTTGCTGGTCTTCTAGGAACTTTGGTTTCTGGAGCAGGAATGGCGATGCCCGGTGGGGGTGGACCCGGTGGTAGTTCTACTACGGCACTAGGGGGAACTGGAATCATTTCCGGTATCCCAACTCCCATAGCAAATATTCTCGCTCAAATTTTGTTTAAAGATGCGCCTTCTACTGTTGGTCAGCTTGTAGGTGCTATTCCATTTTTAGGTGATCCACCGACTCGTGGGTTGCCTATCGGGGATAGTTACGGACCATTCGGCGGCACTGGTTTTGCGGGAATGGATCTCTCATTCGCTTCTCGGCTTCAAGCCATGATGCGAGACAATCCAAATATCCAGATTAATTCTGGATTCCGAGATGGTGGTCTACAGAGTCGTCTGCATTCGGCTGGCGTAGGTATGGTCGGACCTGCAAGCCAAAGCATGCATACCCGAGGTTTGGCAGCGGATTTAGGTCCAGAAGATCAGATGGGTTGGATCGCAGACAACGCCCATAGGTACGGTCTAGAAAACGCAGCTCATCTAGGTGAACCTTGGCATGTAGGTATGCCCGGAACCGTTCCATCTTTCTTGGGAGATCCTCCTGCTACAGGTTCTGGTTCTCCTACGGCTGGAGCAAGTGGCTCAGGTACAGCAAAAGCTAAAGAACCCGGTTGGGGTCAAAAGATCGGTGGTGCGACTGGCGCAGCAGCGGAAGGTGCTCCATTGCTTGGTTCAGCCTTAGCCGGGGCAAATCTTGTCTTTGGGTTTGACGCTTCAGACGCTGGAGCGGCTGTAGGTGAAAAAGCTGACAATATACTCAGCGGCATTGATGAGGCCGTTAAGATGCTATCCGGCGTAATTACTAAGGTCGCTGATGTATTTCAAGGTATTGGTGCTGCGTTAACCGGAGATTTTTCTGGCCTATTCGGAAGCGGCGGTGTGTTCGATGTTCAAGCTATGGGTGGAAAGGTATTAGGTGGGATATTCGATCTTATTGGTATTCCAGACATCCTCAATCCAGCTAAATACTTGAGCGGAGAAGTAAACCTATCTGACCAAAAGAAGTCAATTGGTCAGATTGCTGGGCTATTCGGTGATAAGGCTAAAGCCGGTAAAGGTATTCTGGCCCCCCGACTTTCCTCCTCAATTGATTTCACTGGATCTAATGTATCTGGAGGAGTTGCTGCTATTGGTGGTCTTGCTGCTGGCGGCGGCGCTGTCTCTCCTGCCGACGTAAACAACATCTTTCAGATGTTTAACGGAGGGCAACGACCCGGATCGTCACTTCCTATTAATGCTGCTGACGAACCTAAGGTGGTTGCGGCTCTGAAGGCGGCTCAGGCCGCAGGATTTTCTGGTAGCACTCTCGTAACCATGGGCGCTATCGCTGGTCGTGAATCCAGTTGGAATCCCAACTCTCGCTATGTTGCATCACGAGATGATTCATACGGCCTATGGCAGATCAACATGCTCCCGGCAGCCGGTGGCCCTGAGCGTAGGCAGAAGTACGGCATTACTAACGACAGCATGCTTTACGATCCAAATCTGAATGCGAGAGTAGCGTTCGGAATTTCTGGTGGTGGCGCAAACCTATCACCTTGGGGTCCTCCTCCTCTACGAGGCAAAGCAGCACAGTACGTAGAGCCTGTCTACGGCATTGCTAAAAAGTACGGGATGATCGGAGATCCACGGAAGGGCGGCATGGTTTCAGCCCCAATCAGCAATGTCTATGCCCCAACAAATGTCGGGGGGTCGTCCATGGTTTCGGCACCCGTGACTATCAATAATTCATTCCATATTCAGAGCACTGGTGGAGAGGTAGATGGTCGCAGAGTCGCAGCAGTTGTAGCTGACAAGCTGATCGATCAGATGAACTCAAGAACAGCGAGATGTCTCTAATGACTGTCACCTTATCTCCAGTTACATATAACAGATATGTTAGAGGAACGACCGCTGTTGCTCCCTCTAAAACGTCATGGAATGACCCAATAGGTCCTTGGACTGGTGGAGATACCAATACTCTTCTTCCCCGAGGCACTGCTAACTACCGTTCTGTAGAAGATTTTATTGCGGGCAATGGTCAGTCGAACAAGTCTTTCAATACTTCTACTGCTGGAGTCGTTCTTCCTTCATGGAGTGGGGATAGCCGAGAGAGTTCCAAGATAGTTCGTGGTCTGATCAGAAGGTCTGCCCCGGATTCTGGGGACGCCATTTCTAACACGAGACTGAATTTCATGTATAACCCTGAGTCAATTACTCGGGATTATGTGAGTTACCTAGACCAAGCCGCTTTGGATCCATTCAACACGCTGTACCAGAGTGGCAACCTCGTCGTTCCCCCATCTTTTGTGAACTTCTCGTTCGATCTCCTGTTTGACCGTCAGATTGAGACTCCATCAGAAACTCCTAACGGAGTTCTAGAAGATTACAACTACTTCGACATGGTCGTTCGTAACGTGGCTCCGAGTACCGCAAATTCTCAGATCCCAGACAACGGCGTGATGATGGTGAACCCTAAAGACATCACTGTCATTTTCAGCAACGAATTGACGGTGCAGGGTAGACCTACGAACGCCAGAGTGATGTTCACTAAGTTCACTCACAATATGGTTCCGACCAGAATGATCGTAAGTCTCACTATGATCATTACTTATTTTGGGCCTCTGAAGCAGAGCTTCCCGTCTGACACGTTTAAAAGAGCTAACACATATCAAGCTCTGGTTCCGTACCCAGATATCCCCAATGCATTCACCCAGAACGACATCGATTCTGCCGTCAAGGAATACAACACCGGCTATGACGCTCGGGTAGCAGAGTCAGCAGCAGCGCCTAAAGCCCAGCTACTTTCAGCAAAAGTTCGTGCTGGGCTTGGTCAGGTTGCTGGTGTCGCTGGTATCGCTGGTGCAGGTAACGGTGAAACTAACGCCCGTATTGCTGCAATTGCAGAACGGCGAGCAAGTACCAATCCTCGTCCCACGTATAATCAGGATTCTAATTTACGTCTAGGTCCAGATAACAATCCCGGTGGAGCTAATACTTACGACTGCTCTGGATTTGTATACGCTTGTTACAAGGAAGCAGGAGTCAACCAGCTTTTAGGAGCACAGCCCGGATATACAGGATCGTTCAAAGAACAGGTCAATAATCCTAGTCAAACTGGGCTACTTAAGGTTCTAGGAAGCGGCCAAATTAACGAAGCTTCATTACGACAGAACCTCCAACCGGGGGACGTGTGGCTTCGTCACGGAGGTAGCGGGTCAAACCACACGATTATATTCTTACGATGGAACGGCCAAACCCCAGTTATTGCTGGAGCGCACAATACGGGTGCCGGAACTTCAGTAAAAGACTACTCTATGTCTGAATTGGCAACCGCTACGGAAATATTTCGTGTAGCTGGATCAGGATCAGCCACGGCTCCAGCAGCCGCTGCGCTCACATCAGATCAGTGGGCTGCACTAGCCAGTCTATCATCAGGAACTGCAGTATCTTCAGGTGCTAAAAGTATTAGCAGTGCTGCTTCAGCAGCAGCCTCTCCCAACGCATCTCCTACTGCAGTTCCAGAAACTGAACTTCAAAAGTTCTTTAGGCTTCTCAAAGAAGAGCAAGCTAAGGGTAGGTATTGGACTAAAGAAGATTTGTTGAAAGTAAACCCACCAAGCTTTGGGTGACTGGTTATCTTTAAAGAGAGATAGATATGTCTAGATATGATGATGTAGAGAGTTACTTTGTTCTAAGCCATTCGTATGATATGTACGGTGATGTTGACGTTGTCGATAACGGTGACACTGTTAAGAACACAAAGAAAACTAATTACCGGCTCACCGCACTACCTCTACCTAAGATTAATGAAGCCAATAGATACATGGCTAAAGTAACTGACAACTTCACATTAATCTCTCAAAATGTATATAAAGATGATCTGAAATGGTGGGTAATTTGTGATGCTAATCCGCAGATAAGGCACCCTCTAGATCTCAAAACAGCAGACATTATTTATCTTCCATCATGACAACCAATGTTTCAGTAACCACTAACAAAGTTAAGTTACCTGTAACTGCACCCGTTGTCGGTGGAGTAACTCTTGACAACTCTATTGTCAGAAGTTTGAGGGTCGATAAAGAATTAAATCTTCACGATTCTGCGAGCATCACTCTTTTAATGCCAATGCTTGATGCTCAATCACTGGTAGGTAAATCAATTACGTTTAGGTACGGTACTAGCCCAAACTACGGGTACTTCTATGGGTACGTGGACTCAGTATCCAAGCCGCAGCCTTTTCAAGAGCAAGTTCAGATAACAATAAGTTGTGTGGGATTCTCTAGAAAAATGAGAATCTACAACAGTAAGATGTTTCAGAGTATAAGCTCTGTATCTCTAGTTAATGAAATCGTTAAACCATACAAGTTTGCTGTGCGTATGGACCCTCACTGGTTTACGCATAAGAGATTCTCGCTGGTAGGGCTTTCTGATTGGGAAGCAACAGTCAAAATCGCCAGAATGACTAAGAGATTTATTGTTCCTTTTAATGGATATCTCTGGTTTGTAGATCCAATTACCGAGCTATCAAATAGGGTTTCATCACATCGTTTTCAGAAGTCAACTCAGATCATGGATCCATCTAGATGGGGTCTTATGGATTTTAATCCAGTAGCGTTTGTGACTAACGATCCTGATGATCTTCTTCCTAAATTCAGCTACTTCGATGATAAAGGATCGGTTAGATCTTATTCTCCATCTGATCCTATAAAAACAAACACCATCATACGATCAGATTTTTATATATATAACTCAGAATTTGCTGACTTGTTGAAAGATACTATTACTCAAAGAAATATATTCACTCAAGGTGCGGAAGCAAGAGTTCGTGGAGATGCGTCACTTAGCACAGGTCTCGTGGTCGACATGGTTACCGGTCTTCCTACTACTTACGGAGCCAAGGACACGTATGATGGTCTGTGGTTTGTCTCTAAATTGACACACCAGATAGACGAGTCACTGTTTCAGACAAATCTAGGGCTAATACGAGACAAGTACAGATCTGTTGTTCAGGAACCATATGAGTGGTTCTATAAAAAATCTGGGGGAGGACTTCCCTCAATGTCTGTTGATTCACAAGATACGTGGATCTCTAATGCAGCGAGGTGATCATGAAAGCACTTGACTTTCCAATCAGGTTTTCAAATGGGGGCCTGAAGTTAACAAGCAACTACGATCTAATAGTAAGAGCGCAACTTATCGATACCTTAATGACGAACTATCGTGAGAGAATTATGCGGAGTTCGTATGGAACCGACATCCAGTCCTTCCTCTTTGATACCGAAGATGAGCTTCGCATCAATGACATTGCAAACATCATTAAAGAGCGTCTAATCCAGTTAGTACCAAGGGCTATAATCGTAGATGTTCGAATCGTCACTGATGAGGCTCCTCTAGGAGTTGTTTACATCGATGTCGACTACAAAACAGACGTTGATCTAGAAAATCAAACTCTACGAGTCCCAATTCCCACCGCAGGAAATGCTTGATCATGGCCGACGAATACCAACCAATTCTTGACTACACTGCTAGAGATTTCGACTCAATTCGTTCTCTGCTTGTAGGTATTGCTTCTGGCAAGATGCCAGAGTGGACGACCGTAGGTGAGGCAAACGACTTCGGTACTCTGCTGCTTGAACTCTACGCCTACATGGGTGATGTCACTAACTACTACATCGACCGTGTTGGCTCAGAAGCATTTTTGGGGACAGCCCAGCGTCGACAGTCAGTGCTGTACATGGCCGAAATGTTCGGCTACAGCCCCATGGGCCGCAAGGCAGCAACGTCAGTTGTCCAGTTCAGCCTTGATGACGCTTATGTGAGTGACGACCCGAACAACCCAGAAAATATCCTCACAATTCCTTCTGGAACTGTTGTAGCCACGACAGAGAAAGCTGACCAAGCAGTCGTTTATTTCGAGACAGATAGCTCTATCACCATACGGCCGGGAGAATCTGGGGCCAGAGAGGTCACGGTAACTGAAGGTCGAACGGTACTAGATGAGTACGTAACGACTTCAAGAGGAATTCCTAACAGTGAGTACACACTGAGTAGGAAGGACATCGTTGAAGGCTCAGTAGTTCTCAGGACTAAAGAAGGCCCTCTGAACTATGAATTTTCTCCTGAATATGTTCAGTGGACTGAGATTGACTCCATCTCTACAGCACTTCTTCGTCAGAACGCTTTTTCAACATACCTAGACGATTCTGGATATACTCATATCGTCTTTGGAGATAACACTACGGGGCGAGTAGTACCGGTTGGTGGTGAGATCTACGTGTCCTATCGATACGGAGTTGGGTCTGCTGGAAACGGAATTACTAGAGGATCTATCAACGTCATTGAAGACACGACACTTCCAACTGCCTACTTGTCGGTGACGAACACTCTGGAATCTTTTGGTGGGTCAGATCAAGAGACCATTGACGATATGAGGTTCTCTATCCCTCTAGCTAACAAGGTGAGAAATAGAGCCGTTACTCTAGAGGACTTCACCTCCCTAGCTGTACAGGTACCTCAGGTAGGTAACGCTGTAGCTTACGGAGAGGTTTACACGGCAGTTAACGTGAGAATTGCTCCTGTAAACGGGATGCTTAATGCAGAGGGAATGTCTATTCTGAGAAATAAGGTGTACAACTATTTGTCCGATAAGATCATGCTGGGCACAAAGGTGTACATCGAAGATTTTGAATGGGAAGATGTCTGGATCGCACTAGATCTTCACGTACTGAGTGGGTTTGATAAGGACACAGTCACGTCTAACGTAAAGTCTTCAATAGAAAATCTACTGTCCTATTCGAATAGAACTTTTGGCGGCAAAGTTTCGATAGGAGACATCTACCGAGTTTCTATGAAGATCGAAGGGGTTGACTACATCGACGTTACTGAGCTTTCTAACGGGGTAACTCGTGGATCTCTCGGCAATGTCATTGTTGATGATCTGAAGATCGCCAGAATCCATCCTGAAGGATCTTCAGAAGATCCCTATGGTTTGAACATCACCACCTACGGTGGATCTACCAATGCCTGATCTACCCACTCCTAAATACCCGGAGCAGCCTTCTTTTCAGAATAGACGATCTACTTATAGAAATCAGGAACGAGAAGGCGATTATATTCGTGGAGAATCAGCTACAGCTTTAGAGAATACAAACTCTACGTCTGTACAAAGATATCAAGTTCCCACAGGTGTTCCACTAAAGGCAGGGGTTAGGTGTTTCAACCTCAGCTACGATGGTATTGCAGTTTACTGGGGTGTTCCTGATAACACAGCGTCTTATCCTTGGGAATCTGCTGTATTAGTAAGGTCTGGGTTTGGATATCCCAGTACTCCTAGTGACGGAACGATCCTAAGGTCTAGGTCAACTACTGAACCCTACAGTGAATATTTTCTAGACTCCCCATTAATTCCGGGCAGGTGGTATTACTACTCTGTACTGCTATTTATCAAAGATAAGTGGGTAGTAGCGGACAAAGCTCACGCCGTAGTTCCCATCTATTACGGACATGGACAGGAGATGTACCGGCTTCTTCCACCGTTCTATCAGTTGCAGGAAGAGACTCAGTGGGCCGGAACCGAGAACGGCATTCTCAGTAGGCTGCTCGCCACAGTTGGATACGACCTAGACCTAACGAGAACTCTTACAGAGGGAATAGAGCAGATCTACGACATGGATCGTGCTCCAGTTCCATTTCTGGAAAGACTTGGCAAAGATAATTTTGGTGCTGAGTTCTATGACAAAGTTGGGCCTGCTAGATACAGGTCGTTTGTAGCTCGTGAAAAGCAGCTATTTAATTCACGGGGAACTATCTCCGGGCTACGTGGAACTGTAGAAGCACTTAGCCAGTACAAGACTTCTGTCAAGAACGGTGTCAACGAGTTCCTTCTCAGAGATGATTCTGACTTCAGTCGTAGCTCTGGAAACTGGGCACGTATGCCCTACGGAATCAGCCGGTTTCTTCTCAATGAGTTCTCTTCAACAAACACGACTTTTTATGGAAATCTATCTAACAGTTACGGCTCAACATTGGTGGGAACTGGTTACGAGTCATCCAACTACGGAGGTGTCGTCGCTGGCTATGCCATCGACAACTATGGCTCCATAAATTACGGCTACAGCGGTATATCTAGCCTTACCGGCTACCACTACGGTACTTATCAGCAGAGGTTATATGGTGCTGGTCCGTATGAGCCGAATAATCGTATTGGTCTTCACACATACCGTGGTTCCACCAGTTTTACAGCGGACAGTCGTGGCTTGTTTAAAAACTCAATTAGAGAATATGACGACATCAGCCCAAAACAAGCGTTCAAAGAATTTGATGCAGGTATCCAACATGCAGTTGATCACCTTCCACCATCGCTACTTTTCAGAGGACAGCCAAAGATCCGTGGGCTACTTGAAATAAATTCAAGTGCAGATGAAGACATTGCTTTGACTGTAGGTTCTGGTCAAAAGAACGTGTCCACATCAGTAAACGGCAAGCAGGTTGCTGACTTCCAGCACCTCAACCCGTCGACCAAAGGTGTACCAGTAGATTCTGGTGACAACTATTACTTTAGTTTCTGGCTGTACGGACTTACTGGTTTCAGTGTTAACCGTGGATTTAATGTGACCTATGGAATCACATGGTTTGACAAGAACCCACTACCAGACGGATTTACTCAAAGGCTTGGAGCTTCTCCATATACGGACGAAGTCTCTATTGATGGAGCTTTTAAAGAAGTCACCGTGATAGCTGTAGACAGGCTATTGTCGAAAGATCTATCTGGTAAAACTCTATCTGTAGTTTCAGGTACGGGTGCTGGTCAGTCAGCCATCATTCACAGCAACACAACCTATGACGATAGAGCCAACACTATTGTGTTGAAGAGAAAGCTTCAGATAAACCCTGATGCTTACTCAGAAATCCATGTTCAGACGAGAAAAACTCTGGGTTTTAGTGATGCATTTTGGGGTACAGATGACACCAATAGTGCATTCAGCAGTTATGCGATTGTAGAGCCTACAAATCAAACGTCTGCTCTTGTAACTGATCAGCCCATCAATACTTGGAGGAGATACAGTCTATCTTCTATTGCCCCAGATTCTTCCAGATTTGCCGTTCCTTACGTGTGGATTCATTCATACGGAGATAACGACTACGATTTTGGTGGACGATTCACAGATGGTGGTCGTTTTCTTATCAGTGGTGCAATGTTTAATAAGGGACAAAACAAGCTGGTTGACTCAGGCAGGGCGTATGTGCCGGGTAACTTCATGGTAATGCTGAATGAATCACCTACACCAAGTACTAACCTTCTCGGTGGGCCAGAGACTATGGGACAAGTGTTGTGAAATATCAATTCACTAATTGGGCTAAATCTAATCTGCCTAGCGTCATAGATAACAGCTTTGAGCTAAAACTCACTCTGTTCGTTAGATCCGCTATTTTTGATAACAGCTTCTTTGATGAAACTGGAGACATATCCATAGTCAATTACAGCTATATCTCTGAACTTGAGTTATTGAGCGAGCTAGAAGACTGCATCGGTTGGCAGGTTGCCACCGGAATACAGGATACTAATGGAAGCAAGTTAGCCCATATAAGTGTAGAAGTAGGTACTTCAAATACTCAGGTATCGCTGCTTTCACCATTCTTGTATTCAAACCTGACTTCAGAGCAAATCTACGCTGAAGCTTTTGCTATATCCTTGTCTAAGGACTCAGATCCAGATGATGGAAAATTGCTGTGCGTATTCCAGTTAGATGAGCCTCCACTCATAAGTGGGTCTACCAATGACTTCATCTTCACATCGATTGGATTCAAATCAGAAGCTTTCACTTTTTTGAATAGCGTCGATCCGGTAAATGGTGAGTCATGCGACCCGCATCTAGGTGAACTAGATCTGTCTATTCCCGTCGGGTTTTGGGAGCCAGCTCGTTCAGCACACATCTGGATGGAACCCCAGAGAATTAACTTTGCAGTTAACTCATCGTTTGAAAGCATTGATGAGAACAATCAGCCGTATGGCTGGAGATCAAACGCAACGTCTATGAACGTCGTGAGTGGTGGGTCTGTTGCTGTTCCCAGCAACGAGAGCGTCTACAACCCACTAAGTACTACAAATACCAGATCTGTACTGCTTCGTGGCGATCAATCAGTCATTGTGATGGAGTCACTTCCATTTCCTGCCAGCACTTCAAAGAGCAAATGGACTATCAGAGCTAGTGTTCAGGGAACTGGACAGGTTCGAATCGGTATAGTGATGTGGTCTCAGGAACTTGACCCGGCAGATATCGTCTACAACTGCAGTGACTGGATAGATATATCTGCGGCTAACTCTACTGCGGCATCAGCTACTCAAGGAGCATTGTCCGGGGCTTTTACAGACATATCTGTTCTAGTAAACAACGCTGATCGTCTTAAAGAAGCACAGTTCCGTTTGGAGTTTGAACCCGATACTTCTGACACAGATACCGCTTTATGGGTCGACAATGTTCTCGTAGAATCTTCAGAATCGTTAGAAGAGTATTTTGATGCTGAATCAGGTCTAGGAATGAGCGGAGACTTTTACTGGTACGGAAATGGTGTATTCGGTAACAACTCTTCTGACTACAACACTCCACATAAAAGTTTCAGCATCTTCTATAACAACAAGAAAAACCTTGAGAACACTATCTTCGGATACTTGACTGAAGAATCTGATGGGACAACTGTAGAAATTCCGGGGATAGCTGACTATTGGGTTCCACAAGGCACTTCCTTCATCACACATTGGGATGATGTATTTAGAAGAAGAGAACGGGCATGGGTAGCTGATGCCTACATTCCGGTTATTGACTTCACGGATAAAACTACCGTCAATACTCTAGTATGATAGGTAACTGACTATGGCTGATATTTCTTACGCTTCCCATGTGCAGAATCTTGCTCCCAACAATGTTGGGGCTATTACTGAGGAAGACATTCTCAACATTGTTGAGTTTGCAAAGCCTCGTGGTGTCCTACTTGGGTTTAAAGAAGTAAATATTGCTACAGGTGGAGGAACCAACCCTGTTATTTGGTATGGAAGTAACTCTGGTAACCCAAATCCAGATACTCCACCGATGTACACGCCGATAGTTCCGAATATTTCTCTTCCTAACTACTCTACGTACAGACATTATCTATACGAGGGTGACGGAAATTTCATCAAGGTTAGTACCGCAGACAAAGGTGGAATTGTCTATTCCAGCGGTGCCGGTACCGCTAGGCTTTTCAACTTCTCATGGGACACCATGATCAGCAGTGTTGCTGCTAGGTATCTGGCGATCATCTTTTATCACGTCCCTAGTGGCGTTAAATTTGGGGAAGCTGACACCAGAAAGCATGTAAACTCATTCTTTACTGACGTGACGATTTCTAGTAGAAACAATGTTTCCACTACGTTCTACGATCACCGACAAGTAGGATCTGCCAGCATTATTCTCAACCCCGGAGATTCTCTGGTACCGGTTCTGGCCTTTTATGGTCCAGACTCTGGAATAGGTAGCGGAACAACTTTCAGCTTTAACCTGTCCCTATCCTCGGCAGGAGTCGTAGAAGCTTGGTCACCCGGATCTAACTACTACGATGTTGTTGCTGGGGACAGTTACGAAGATTACAACGTACTTGGTAGGCTCAATATTGTCGTTGAACCTACAATTTCTGGTACGTTTAAGCTTGATGACAAGGACTTTGGTCTACTAAACGGTAGTAACGTGCTAGCCGCAGATCCAGATTAAACAGGAGATATACTAATCCCATGGCTTTTTACGAATTCACGAGTAGCTCAGTTCTCTACGCTTCTCAGATGAACGAACTCATGAAGCAGTCAATGATTCAGACTGCGGATACATCAGAGTACCCGGACTCCAGCCATCGTAGAGAAGGCATGTTCGTCTATGACATGGAAGCTCACGCCCTAAAGCAGTTCACTACAGGGGCCACTGGCTGGACTGCTCCATGGAATCTTCCTTGGGGTTATGTCAAGCAGGCATCAACGTCGACAGTGACTAGCGCAATTTCTTCCACGTATAAGAACATTACTGATCTCACTGTTGAGTGGACTGGAGTTGCGAATCGTAGATACAAAGTTACAGGCTATGTAGATATAGGTTCCACAAATTCATGTGTCAGTCGAATTGCCATTACGGATAATTCTGACGCTGTAAAGGCTCAGTCACAGCAAGTTCTGGGTAATAATGACGTTGCTACACATACAGTTATGGAGATATTTACAGGTACTTCAGGCACGTTGTACAGAAAACTTCGTGGTCTTGTAACTGCTGGCACTGGAGCCACTCAGTCCAATTCCTACGGTCCCCATCTCATCGTTGTAGAGGACATCGGTCCAGTTCTGAATACTGGTCCTGCCTGATAGTCTTCGTCATGTAGTAGGGTCTCTTGTTATGACGGAGATCTTGTTTGCTGGAGTGGGCCTGTTCTTCTGTACAGTCCTCGCTCAGACATTCATTGAGGCCCCACGGTGGGTCTGGAAGCTGGTTGAACTCATAGGTGGAACCATCTTCGTCCTTGTGATCGACCCCGGTGTTTGGTATCTTGCTCCTGCTGTTGCCGGTGTCTCGCTGCTCCTGAGCAGGTTGGAAGACCTTCTCATGACAAAAGCTGATGAGGCCCGGTTCAACATCATGAACCGCAGATAGCTGACATCAGGAGACCCACCATGGAGTACATCGTTGTAGGACCGGGCACCATGCCCCTCAAGGAAATTCGTGCTGTCGTAGCCGACATCATGGAATCCGACCCCGCCGCAGTTTTTGGGGCTGTAGTGTCTGGCCCCATCACCACCGAGAACACGATCAAGACCGTTGAGTCCGTGTTCAAGAGTTCAGGTTTCCTGACCCCAAGTGAGGCCGGTAACAGTCTGGCCCTCTACTTGGACGAGTCGAACCACGATGAGTCACTGGACAACATGCTGCCTGAACTGGCTTCCCTGTGCGCTGTGTACGAATGGGACGCCGAGGGCATGTTCGCTGGTGCAGACGAGTGGCCCATCAAGCTGCTCGTACTGACCCCTCAGCAGGGCACGCCGTATCCTCAGGAACTGACGGATCTGATCCGCAAGGCGATCAAGAGCGGTATTCCTGCCATGGCCTTCAACGAACAGATGTACGAACTCACCGAATCGGGTTCCGAGAGTGAGGAACTGCAGGAACTTTCTCGTGACGAACTGAAGGCCATGGCCCTGAAAGCTGGGGTGACTGCTGAGGATTGGAGGTCCAAGGACTCCATCATCGAAGCACTCGGTGGCAACGTCGCAGAGACCTCCAATGAGAAGCCCGTAGAGGCCCCTGTGAGCGCCTCCCCGGAAATTCTTGGGGTGCTGGTCGGTCACTTCAAGGCGATGTCTGAGCTTTACGCTGAGACCGCTGACAAGCTCCAGAATCTCTGAGGCCCGTCATGATGTACTCAGACAGAGTCGAAGACATGCACTGGGAGAATCCAGAGTTCGTAGCTGAGATGCTGGATCTTTGGAGCAGCATGCAGTTCGCTTACATCGATCTGGAACGGGATGGTCTCAAGAAGGCGCTGGAATCAGCGGCTGCACTTCTCCGTGGCTGGACTGAAGTCCGATGCGGAGAGTGCGACGAATCGTTCAAGGCTCCTGAATGTCACTGTCAGGCGCATACAGGCTGAAATCCAGCTTTCCACGGCGGTACTGCTTCCTCAACTTGGCCCGCTCTCTGGCGCTGGTGCCTCCCCAGATCCCAAACAATTCCCCATTCTTGACGGCGTACTCAAGGCATGGAATCTTGACGGGGCAGTTGTTGCAGACTTCTTTGGCCCTCTGCAGCATCTTGTAGTTGTTGGGAACGACCTTGTCGTTGTCGTCGTAGGGAGAATGGCCTTCTGGATAGAAATCTGCGGTGTCCAGACCCTTGCAGGCTGCATCGTCTGCAAAGGCAGCGATAGCTAGTGCTCTATCAAATTCTTCACCAAAATCCATTCCAGAAATCTACTTCTCAGTAGTAATGGATGTCAAAAAGATCGGAAAAACTTTCGTGGCAAAAAGTCGTGACGAGTACAAGCAGTTCTATTCCCTCCAGAAACTGTTTCTAAAGAACGGTGATACCGCTCTCAAAGCTATGGGATTAGGTTTTGAGAGGAAACTGCTGTTACAAATCGTTCAGCGATGTCACATCTCTGAACCTTGGGCTTGGACCCAGACCGGAACCCAGAACCAATGGGCAGAGCAGTGGGGCATGACAGAGCGAACCCTCAAGCGGTACTTGAAGGTTCTTCGTGAGTCCGAGATGCTGATCGCTGAGGTCAGAAAATCGAACAGCGTAAGGAAGAACACCAGAACTGAGTTTCCGGTATTCAGTGTCCCCTTCAACATCGTGCTTCAGGTGGCGAACTGGAACAAACATGGGAACTTGATTTCCGGTGTTTCGTTCCCTTCACAGGTGTCAGTTAAGTGCC